TGGACTGGCACACGATGGATCTCTGTTTGGGCAGATGACCTTCCCGAATCTGAAGAAGTAAAAATTAAACAGTGGCGTGGCATTGCTTACGATCCTGATGCTGCATAAAATTATAAACTAGGAGATACAAATGGCAAAAATAACAATCAAATCAAACCCAAAAGTCACACAAATACTTGATGACCTTGAACAGTTTTTAGAATTCTGTCGTAACTATGGGTACAAGTTTAACGAAGCTGATCTTTACAACTGGAAAAGTTATGCCTATCAGCAGTTTAACAAACTGCAACAAGGCAAGTCAGTGAAAAATATGTGGATGCAAGATAGTCGTCGCTAAAAGTGTCCAAGTTACGTGCATTGATTAATGGTTGTAGTTTTTCACGGGGGCCACTTGCTTGGCCCTATTTTCTTGATACTGTTGATCAAACCAATATTGTAAATCTTGCCTGTGCTGGTGCCGGCAATACCTATATACACGAAACTACTGTTAATGCAGTGGCTCAACGCAACTATGATATTGTACTGGTAATGTGGTCAGGTATTGAACGGGTAGATTTAAAAATTTCTCACCCAGAAGTGTTTGGTCTAAGTACTTGTACCAGTCGCTATCAGCGTCGTCAAAATGACTGGCTTGAAAAAATTACCACTCCGTTTGATGATCAACAGTTGGTGGAATCTGATTGGATCTTCGGGGCGGGGCATTACAATGGCGATGCAGTAATGCATGAAAGTGGAGTATTTGACGGTATCTATAGATATCAAGAACAACCACAGTTTAGATATGGCCTATTGCAAAAAATCATTGCTTTACAAAATACACTAAAGAACGTTAATGTTCCTTATGTTTTTATGTTTTACCAAAATTACATCTCCGAGTTGCATTTAGATCAACATTTGTGTAAACTAGTGGATTGGAATAATTGTTTTGTTGACGGCAACATCTACGATATTGCCACAACAAACAACTGGTTTGATCATGATGGATTTCACCCAGGCATTGATGCCAATCAACTGTGGGCAGAAAAGTTAGATAATTTTATAAAGGAAAAATATGCGTAAACTATTTTACATGGGGCTAGAGTCGTATGAAGCAAGGTACACCCTACAGCTTTCAGAATGGAACCGTCGAGTGTTTGAACGTCGTGGTCTTGATGTTGTTTATGTTCCTGGCACAACCATTGATAACTCACAGGCCATCTCAGTGGGACAAGTGTTAGACGCACATGGTCGCAGCTTCTTTGGCATGAGTCAGATCATGAATCTCGTACAAATGCACAAAAATGGCGAGATCACTAACGAAGACGTTATCTACTTTGAAGACATGTTCCAGCCTGGCATTGAAAGTCTCCCTTATATCTTTGATCAAGTTGATCCCAGCCAGCGGCCCCGTGTTTTTGTTCGTTGTCTGGCTCAGAGCATTGACCCCGATGACTTTGTGCATGTCTGGGGGCTGGAGCGGTGGATGGCGGCATATGAAAAGATGGTCAATGAGTTTGTCACAGGTATTCTTGCCACCAACGAAGAAATGGTAGCTCACATGCGTATTGCAGGTTGGACTGCTCCGTTGTACAACATCAGTGGTCTAGCATTTGGCAAAGCGGAAGTGTTGGAACGTATTGGTGGTGCTGGTAATATCAAGCCGTTTGATCAGCGTCCAATGCGTGTGGGCTTTGCAGCAAGATTTGATCAGGAAAAGCAACCAGAGTTTTACATGGATCTCATTGAGATGTGGCATCAGCAAGGTGGCTATCCTGTGGAATTTTGTGTGTACTCTGGTGGTCCTCTAAGATCAAACAATCCTTTGAATCTACAACGAGCACGTCAAATGCAAGAAGCTGGGCAGTTGACAATCTATGAAGGACTAAATAAAAATGATTACTATGCTTTGCTCAATGATACTAGGGTGTTATTTAATTGCGCCTTACAAGATTGGGTTTCCAACACAGTCTCGGAAGCAGATACTCTTGGGTGTAATGTTTTATATCCTGCTTATAGGTCTTTCCCTGAAACTTTTGCTAATGACCCTGACAGGCTCTATGTACCCTGGTCAATAGATGATGCATTCCATAAGTTAGGTAATCTACTAAAAACTCCGCATCACAACATGGGCTTGATAAGCGACTGGAACAACGGTACAGTTGATCGTATTGTTGATATCATTTCTCACCCTACAAAAAATCGAGAATGGTATCGAGGTGGTAACCGCTATCGCGAGAACGTAGCCGAAGCCAAATATCACGTAAACAAAATTGAATAACATGAAAATATTTGTAACTGGAGCATCCGGATTTATTGGCAGTCACCTTGTGCCAATGCTCCAGGCACGGCATGATGTTTATGCAATGACAAGCGATTTGCTGGACTTTGAAGCAGTACAACAAGAATTATCAGAGCAAAGTCCAGATGTAGTGGTACATTTAGCTGCTCGAACCGAAGTTGAAAAAAGTTTTTATGAACAAACCAGCTTCAGTGAGGTTAACTATGTAGCATCAGTGAATCTCATTGAAGCAGCAGCCCGGTTACCAAATCTAAAGAACTTTGTGTTTGCGTCAACCATGGAAGTATATGGTTGGCAGCCCATCAGCGATGAAGTTCAATCGACTGGTAAACCCGGAACTCCAATCGCCTTTGATGAAAACACTGTGCCGCATCCCAATGCTCCTTATGCCGTGGCCAAGTTAGCAGTGGAGAAATACCTTGAGTATATGCATCGTTCACATGGGTTTCCCTGGACTGCTATACGTCAAACTAATAGCTATGGTCGTCGTGACAATGATTTCTTTGTTACCGAACAAATTATAACACAAATGCTACGAGACCCCGATCATGTCTACCTTGGTTATCGCACTCCTTATCGTAATTTTATTTTTATTACTGACCTATTAGAAGCCTGGGTGCGTGTGATTGAAAATCCTGATGTTGTGGGCACTGGTATTGTAATGACTGTGGGACCGAATGACCCCATACGCATTGATGACTACGCTGCAATGATTGCTGATAAAATTGGCTGGGCAGGTACTATACACTGGGATTCCAAGCCTCGACGCCCTGGAGAAATCTATTGGTTAAACAGCAACAACACTCTTATTCACCAGCTGCTGGGCTGGCAACCAACAGTTGATTTGTCTGAGGGTCTGGATCGCACCATAGAAATTTGGCGTAGCAACTTAGGTATAAAATGATCAAACAAGGTCATATTGAACCAATCTGGAATAGCAGCATACTTGCTGAGTTAAAATACGTCAGGCGCGACCTTTCGGAAAGCAAGAACGCAGGGTTAGACATTTATCATTGGAATGATATCAATGACCGTGAGCTCTATGGCAATCAAATTGCCTTGGAAGTTGCTGATGACTTTGCACAAGAGCTATTTTGGAAATCTGATCCATGGCCCAAACTAAAAAATAAGTTCATAGTCATACATCACATGCGTCCTGGAATGATACAGCCCATACATGGAGATTTGTATCGTCGCTACAGCAAAACCAACAATATCAACGACATTGAAACCATTGAGCGTGTGTTGGTATTTTTGACTGACTGGCATCTTGGTCATGTGTTTCATTGTGCTGACCGCAGCTATGACAATTGGCAGGCAGGTGACTGGGTGTCTTGGACTGGCACAACACCACACATGGCCGGCAACTTTGGATCAGCACCAAGATACACCATGCAAATTACCGGAACCAGGCAGTGAAAAATGTATATCTGTTTCAGCCACAGTACGCAGTTGATGTAGGAACACAGGTAAACTATTACCTGCCTTACAGCGTTGGTTGTATCTGGAGTTATGCACAACAGTTTGACGACATCAAAGAGCACTATCGGCTAGGTGATTTAATATTCAGTAGAGAACCATTGGACTCACTGTTGGATAGATTAGACAATCCCAGTGTATGTGGGTTTGGCTGTTATGTTTGGAATGAAAACTATTGTGTTGCTGTAGCTCAAGCCATCAAACAACGCTGGCCCAACTGTGTTATTGTGTTTGGCGGACCGCAAGCCAATAGTGGCATGACCAAGCATGCATTTATTGATTCATTCATCTTTGGCGAAGGTGAAGAAAATTTTATATTCTTGTTGCGTGAACTTATCGCCGACAAAGCTCCCGAATTGTTTTATAACAAACGTCGCATTGACGTATTAGATTTTCCCAGTCCCTATACATCTGGTGTGTTTGACGACATAATCAAACAAAATCCCAATGTTGTGTGGGCAATGACTTTGGAAACCAATCGCGGATGTCCATATGCTTGTACTTTTTGTGATTGGGGGTCGGTGACTTACAGCAAAGTCAAAAAGTTTGACATAGAGAGAGTACAACAAGATCTTGAATGGGCTGTGAAAAATCCCATACGGTACTTGCTTTGTGCTGATGCCAACATGGGAATTTACAAAGAACGTGATGTTGAAATCGCTCGCATGGTTAGATCCGTAGCCGAGCGAGGCCAACTTGAAAGTGTTAACTTTCAATATGCAAAGAACAGCACTGAACATGTATTTTCTATTGCCAAGGAACTTGGGCATCTAAGTAGAGGAATCACAGTCAGTGTGCAGAGCATGAACGATGATACTCTTGATGCAATCAAACGCACGAACCTTGACACTAATAATATCAAAAAAATGATGCGTCTCAGTGCAGAATACAATATACCTACCTACACCGAAGTAATACTTGGATTGCCCAGTGAAACTTTGGAGTCTTGGAAAGACGGGTTTGATAGAATACTAGAACTTGGACAACATAACTTAGTTGACATGTGGTTCGCTCAAGTTCTAATCAACAGTGAAATGGCACAGCCCGAGTATCGTCGTCAGTATGGTATCAAAACTATTGTAGCCAAAGATTATATGCCACTGTACAATAAAAATGACTCACGTGAAATTGCAGAGACCATTGAAATTGTCAATCAAACTGCTACTATGACAACTGAAGATATGGTTGAAGCCTACATGTACGGTTGGATGATCTTGCATCTGCATATTGGTGGGTACACACAAATTATTGCCAAATACCTGCGGCAAGCACACAATATTTCGTATCGCAAATTCTATGATCAAATATTTGCAATGATTGCCGAACATAGCCCGGAGTTCAAAGAACACTATGAACAAACACGCACTGTGGTATCACATTATCTAAATACCGGTGAGGTATTACCCTGGGCAGATATTAGAAACGGTGCTCACGCCTTGCACAGCAACAGCTATCTTTGGATGTTTGAACACAAACAATCTATTTTTAACTTTGCCAGTGCGGTTGCACGGGTTCCCGAATGGGTGCATCAATTGCAGCAATCATTCATCTATGATCAAGCACAGTGCTATCCATTGACAATCAGCGCAAATTACAATATAATCAAACAGTGTGCGGAACCTGTTGTCTATAGCATCACGCCTCAACCCAACGTAAGTTCGGATTTTAATTTTTATCAGGTACGGCGTAAAGGATTACTCAAGAACAAAATTTTTATAGGAAACAATCATGATAGTTGGTAAAGAACATTGGGACAATAAAACACTAACCTATGACCTTGAAAGGTTTAATTGGCCTGCCTGGGCACTGGGTGTGGTGCAGGAAGTTGCACCAAAAGTCAAAGAACTTGAAACACTACATCAACACCTAACACCTGCTGAAATTGTACGTGTGGGACAACACGTACAGAACGCCTGCTCAAGACTAGATTTCATGAAAAAGTTTGATGAGTTTGCAGCAGAATACGTGCCTCAGCGTATTGAAGGGCGTCGTTACATGATACAACGTCAGGGAACACTGCGTGTGGTCATTCCTGATCAAATCAAACATACCCGTAGATTGGCATTCCATCAAGGTATCTTTGTTGGCAATGGTCGAGGATGTCGTACTATTTGGACGCCAATGACTCGTGCTGAAAAAACCAATACAATGTGGATTATGAATCTTGAAGATAGTCGTCGTATTACTAGACAGGTTCTTGCAGAAAAATGGGATCTAGAACGATTTGAAGATGAATGTGTCAAATGTGCGTGGCCTGTTACACTTGACCCGGGCACTAGTCATCTATTCTTTCAAGAGCATCTACACGGCAATGTTGAGAACAAAGAAAATTACACTCGTGTGAGTATGGACATGCGTATCTTAATTGAAGGCGAAGAGTGGGGTAGACGTTTGCCCGGTGGATTCATGAGACTGCCCGGAGATTATGAAGTTGCTGAAACCATGGACTATACCGGTCGCCACTTTATTACCTATGCTGGTTGGAATAGTGAATTCAGCAAAAACATACCACTGCCAATGCAACGTGCAGTGATTGAAACCTATTGCGTCAAAAACAAAATTGCTTACACCAGTTACGAATTTGAGAACGAGCATTTAGATTGGCAACCAAGTCTTGAACACTATATCAAAGAGAGACCCGACGGTATTGTGTTGTGCAGTATGTACAGTCTCACCGATGATCGTGCGAGACGCAATGAACTGTTACAACTGGCATTGGATCTGGGTGTCGAACTACATTTTGCCAATGAACTATGCTCGTTAAAATCTGTTGCTGACATGGAAAAAATTCAAACTTATTTAGATTTTGCAGTTCCAAAAAAAGGTCCGCATTGCTGGGAGGCTGGTTTTGAAGAATAAAAATTTGACTTCTGATCTAAATAACCTATATAATCAATCAATAGACATCCACGTCTAAAACTCGGAGATAAAATGGTATATGAAAAAATGTACGTCAACCCTGACGAAGATGAACAAACAAATCAAATCCCCCCTAATATGAAACTGCCTGCCAGTGTCAAAATTAGACAACGCCTGCTGCAGGCCAAACAGAGATTCCACAGCAATGACAACATTGCTGACTTTATTCAAGACGGTGAGCTGGATGAACTTCAAGCCGAAGTTGCAGGCAAACTTGAAGCTGTATTGACCAGTTTGGTAATTGATATTGACCACGATCACAACACACAAGACACCGCCAACAGAGTGGCCAAAATGTTTATTCGTGAAACCTTTTCAGGCCGCTATCGGTCAGTGCCCAAGGTCACAGCCTTTCCCAACATGGGCTATAAGAGTCTGTATACCACAGGCCCTATTAGTATAAGGTCTACCTGTGCTCACCACTTTCAAAACATTGTGGGTCGTTGCTGGGTGGGTATTGTGCCTGATCAAGAAGTAATTGGACTCAGCAAGTTTAACAGGCTTGTACATCACATTGCCGAACGTCCACAGATTCAAGAAGAAATGACCACACAGATTGCTGACGCACTCAAACAGTATGCCAAAACTCCGCATATTGCTGTGCTGGTCAAAGCCGAGCATCACTGCATGACCATGCGTGGTGTGCGTGAACATGAGTCTGACATGACCACTGCAATTATGTTGGGTGCGTTTAACGATGATCCTGCACTGAAAAAAGAGTTCTATGACATCTGTCTGAGTATGAAAGGTCATGGTTAATTGATACATAGTATAGCGGGTCAATCTCGCTATACTATAGGAAATAAAAACCATGTCCACAGAAGACAATCCAGAAGATTTTAAAAAGAAGTTAGATGCATTAAAACCCAAGAAAAAGAAACCAGCAGTGCCTGAAGGTTTCTTAGACAGTGCTAAAAGTTACGAAGGTAAGGTAGAGGCTGTCAAAATAATTTCGGAGCGAGAAAAGGATCGGGTGATTTTGCTGTTTAAAAAAATGCTTGAACCAGAACCACCCCGGCAGCAAACGGAACCACCTGCTAAACCAGTGCCCAAAGAACCCCCCAAGAAGAAAGGGTTGTTTGGGAAAAAATAAACCCAAGGAGAAAACATGGCAACAATCAGTGACAAACTTGATAAAGTAAACGACAGTTACACTGTCAATATGTACGACAATGGATTCATGATAGAAATTAATGGGCGTGATCATCTTGGCGAGTGGGCCAGTACAAAAATCATAGCCAACACCGTTGACGAACTCATAGCATTGATCCAAGAAGCAGCATCGTTGCCACGGGAGTGATATGAAATCAGCCGCCGACTACACTCAAGAAATCATAAGCCGAGCACAACAAATGCGCAGCTATAAAGTTCGTTTGCGAGTTGACGATGGCTGGTTGCCCATGGGTCGTGTGCCGTTTGACATTCATATCAAAAACGGCATTGCCACTCTTACCATTGTTGCAGAGAGTATAGAGTCTGCTCGTGAACAAGCCGCTGTTTATATGGAAAGCGATGACTGGTATGATTGATCTAGAACAGGCTCAGCGACAAGGTGTTGCACCTTGGGATGATGTTGTGTGGGAAGACTTTCACGTAGTAGTATATCGTGATCGCTATCCAGTTACCCCGGGGCATCTACTATTTGTTCCACGATATAATAATGTGGGCATAATCAACGAAGCAGTGTATTCGGCTATCACACAAGGCAACAAGATGGTTGGACAAGGTGAATGTGATGGATTCAATGTTGGCATTAACTTTGGTGAAGCAGCCGGTCAAACTGTGATGTATCCGCATGTGCATCTGATTCCAAGGCGTCGTGGCGATTGTGAGGATCCTGTTGGCGGTGTACGTGGTGTTATTACCGGCCAAGCCAATTATAAAAAGGATGGTTATAAAAACCCCAATGGCTAAAGTATACAAAGATGTAGTATCTCCAGAAGATATTGCCGAACTCAACAACTATTTCAATCAAGAGGACGATCGGTGTGATCATCGTCCCACTATGTCAAGTAAACATCCTCGCTGGGACATTGACCCGTGGCCACAACAAACGGTCACCAATATCATCAACAGACTAGTAGATTTTAATTGGGCTGTGGATGAGTTGGTGATGTTTCATCAACGTTCGTACAATCAAAAAGTTCACATAGACTCCCATCGTGAGTGGCCTTCGGAGTGGCTGGGCCCGGCATTTTTATTCCCTTTGGAATTTACTCCGCGAGCATCTACTGTGTTCTTTGACAACTATTGGCTTGGCACTAGTGGTAAGTTTTCAAGAACAGCAGCCAGACAAGCAATCAATCAAGGATCGCAACTGGGGCTAGGCCAAAACACCATCACGGACTACAGTCAAATCGTCAACATAACCGATCAACGCTTTGACGAAAAAACGTATTATGATTATCTAAATTATTTGTCCATAGAAGATCTGCATGGATTAACTGTAGAACAAATTGTTGAGTGGAACCTAGGAGATGTGGTGTCTTGGGATCGAACTCAACTGCATTGCAGCACCAATCAGCACCATCACAAGAAATATCTGACTGTGTTTACCTATAACGTAGACAAGGTAAGATTCAATCATATATAATAGTTTTTCAACAGCGGCCTTTAGAGCATTCATCCCGCTATACAAATTCTGCAAGCCTATATTAACTTATAGGAGAATCGTTATGACAATCGTTAGTAAAGACAATGTTTGGGGCAGGCCGACTAAACAATACAAATATACCAGTACCAAAGAGTATCACGATGCATTTCCTTGTGCATACAGACAATGGCGTGCCGATAGTCACTGTAATCTAATACATGGATATAGTTTCAGTATGAAGTTTTACTTTGGCACAGATAACTTAGATGTACGCAATTGGGCCGCTGACTACGGCGGCCTCAAAGAACTTAAAAAGACCCTGGAAGATCAATTTGATCATACTTTACTTGTGGCCGAGGATGATCCAGAATTGGAGACATTCCGACTGCTACAAGAACGTAATATGGCCAAACTTACCATTCTACCAAGACTGGGCTGCGAAGGTCTAGCCGATATGCTTTACAAATATGTCAATGGGGTGTATATTCCCGACATGTGGGGTCCGGGTGAGGCTGAACGTCTTTGGTGCTACCGCGTAGAAGTACGCGAGACACAAGCAAACATGGCGTATCGTGAAGGACATCGCGAATGGCACGAAGATTTATTTGCATGACATTTTGAGGAACAAATGGAAAAACAACATTCATATGATTATGACATAGCAGTTTTGTTGCCCACACGTGGACGCACAGTGGCATTGACACGTAGTGTAATGAGCTTGGTTAATCGTGTACGTGATGTATCAAAGATACAATTTTTGCTGGGGTTTGATGATGATGACGAAGTTGGAATCAAACACTGGGAAGAAAATCTACAACCATTGTTAGACGATCGTGATGTACACTACACTATTTTGAGTTTTGAGCCCATGGGATATATTCGACTCAATGAGTATGTAAGTGAATTAGCAAGGAATAGCAACGCAGCTTGGTTTATGTTCTGGAATGACGATGCCGTGATGCAAAGTCAGAACTGGGACGAAGAAATTATGAAGCATCAAGGACAATTTAAGTGTCTAGCTGTTCATACCCATCGCGAACACCCTTATTCAATCTTTCCCATTATCCCCAGAGATTGGCTTGATGTATTTGGGTATCTTAGCCCACATCAGATCAACGATGCATGGATTTCGCAAGTTAGTTATATGCTTGATATTTTAGAACGTATTCCTGTGTGGGTTGAACATGATCGGTTTGATCTCACTGGCAACAATCATGACGAAACATTTCTCAATCGTCCCATGCTAGAAAATCAGCCTGACAATCCCGAAGATTTTCACAGTGACAAATGGCATGCCAAGCGACTGCAAGACACTGACAAACTTGCACAACATCTCAAAGACCGAGGAGTTGATATAAGTTTTTGGGAAAATGTCAAACTTGGCAAACAGGATCCTTGGGTCAAACTTGAAGCCAATGACATCAACCGACAGATGACTACCACTAGGAAAAAGTATGGATAATTTAGAATGGAAAATACAAGACTACTGGAATCGCCAGCCTTGTAACATTCGACACAGTCAAAAGCCCGTTGGATCAGTTGAATACTTTGAAGAAGTCACTGCACGTCGATATCGTGTAGAACCACACATACTTGACTTTGCACAGTTTCATCGCTGGCAAGGCCGACGTGTATTAGAGATTGGGTGTGGTATTGGCACCGATGCCGAACAGTTTGTGCGTCACGGTGCTGAATATACGGGCATTGATATATCAGACACTAGTTTGCAAATTTGCCAAGCCCGATTCCAAACATTAGATCTACATGGACAATTCTGTAACATCAATTTACTTGATCCAGCAGATGTAACAGCAATTGAAAATCTTGGCAAGTTTGATCTTGTGTACAGTTATGGTGTCATACATCATTCGCCCAACATTGCCCAACACATACAAAAGATTCACCAATTAGTGGCACCTGGTGGTGAATTCCGTTTTATGGTCTACGCCAAGAACTCCTGGAAGTATGCCATGATTCAAAAAGGCCTGGATCAATTTGAAGCGCAAGCCGAATGTCCATATGCCGAAGCATTTACTAGAGATGAAATTTATCAGATGCTTGATGGTCAGTTTGAAATAGAACGTATCAGACAGGATCATTGTTTTATGTACAACGTACCAGCATATCGCGAAGGTCGTTATGAATTGGAGCCTTGGTTTGCTGCCATGAGTGATACTATGCGTGATGCAGTGAAAGAATACCTGGGCTGGCACTTATTAATCAAAGCAAGGAAACTATGAAACGTGTGTATTACACCTGGCGTGATGTAGAAAACTTCACACAAGAAATTATCAGACAGATTCACCATGATGGATGGCGCCCCGACTATGTAGTTGGCATTACCCGTGGAGGGCTTGTTCCTGCTAATCTCATTAGTCAATACCTGGGAGTGCGTATGGAAACACTCAAGGTGAGTCTAAGAGATGGTGGAGAATCTGAGAGTAATCTATGGATGGCCGAAGATGCATTTGGCTACGATCCAGCACCGCCAATTGGTGCCGATGAGCTCAATCCTGCGCGAGCCAAAAATATTCTCATCGTTGACGATATCAACGATTCGGGTGCAACATTGAATTGGATACAACAAGATTGGCAAAGTGGGTGTTTGCCTAGGAACGATAGATGGAACCAGGTATGGGGAAACAATGTACGAGTGGCCACTCTTATCGACAACGAATCCAGTGAATCTAAACTTGATATTAACTACACTGGTCGTACTATTAATAAAGCAGCCGATCCGCAATGGATCGTATTTCCCTGGGAAGAATGGTGGACTAAATGACAAATATTTTTGAAGATCAAAAACGATTCATGCTGGCATGTGATCAGACAGTAGATGAATTCAAACCCAAACAGTATCGCATGTATGTAAATCTCATCAAAGAAGAATGGCATGAACTCAAAGATGCTGTTCATGCATCGGACCGAGTGGAACAATTGGATGCACTGATTGACTTGTTGGTGGTGACCACTGGAGCATTGCACAGCATGGGAGTAGATGCTGAAGCTGCCTGGAACGAGGTTATGCAAACAAACTTTGCCAAAATTGATCCCGAAACCGGAAAAGTCAACAAGCGCAAAGACGGCAAGGTTCTCAAACCCGAAGGTTGGAAACCTCCCAAATTAAAACCGTTCTTAAAAGACATTGACTAATTTTATGCTTTGTGTTATATTATGCTTAGACAAAACTACTGAGGTGCCCAATGCAACTTAAAATAGCCGAAATATTTTATAGCTTACAAGGCGAAGGACGCTGGGCTGGTGTGCCCAGTGTGTTCATGCGTACATTTGGTTGTAACTTTCAATGCCGTGGATTCGGATTGCCGCGTGGTGAGAAGACCACTGAACCTGACGAAATTGCAGCCAATGTACATCTTTACAAAACCTATGAAGACTTGCCACTGGCACGAACTGGATGTGACAGTTATGCATCCTGGCACCCGGCATTCAAGCATCTATCGCCATTTATGACCTTGGATGAGATTGCCAATCGTATGCATGGCATGATTCCCAAAAACAAGTGGAGTCCAGACACTGTCAGTGACGATGTTCATTTGGTAATAACCGGTGGCGAACCGTTGCTGGGCTATCAAGTTGAATATCCCAAGCTGATTGAAAAATGTCGCCAACAAGGCCTGCGAAACATTACATTTGAAACCAATGGCACTCAGTTCTTACACGAAGAAGTTAGAGAATACTTGTTTGAAGAATTCACTAGACATGGCAGAGATTATGATCGCTTGACTTTCAGCGTCAGTGCCAAACTGCCATGTAGTGGAGAGCGGTGGGAAGATGCCATACGTCCTGAAGTTGTCAAAAGCTATGAGATGGTGGGTATGACCTATCTCAAGTTTGTTGTGGCCAATGAGGATGACTTAAAGGACGTTGACGAAGCAGTGTATCAGTACCGCAGAGCTGGCTTTGGTGGACCTGTGTACTTGATGCCTACAGGTGGTGTTGCTGACTTATACAACTTCAATGTGCCACAAGTGGCCGACTTGGCCATGCAACGTGGTTACAGATACAGTCCTAGATTACAGGTAGATATCTGGCGCAATGCCTGGGGCACTTGATGGAAACACATAAAAGAACTATAGCAAGAACAGTGGTATGGAGAGTTATTGCTACCGTGGTGACTGCTATATGGGCAGGATGGTCAGGTGCGATTCTTGCTAACATTGTTTTGACTGTGTTACATTACATACACGAACGTGTATGGTTAAAAATTAACTGGGGCAAAGAATGGAAACAAGAAAACGAACAATAGCACGTATGGTGTCGTATCGAATAACTGCATGGTTATTCACAATCTTTTGGACTTACCTGTTCACCGGTGATATTAGCAGTGCAACTGGATTTGCTACGTCATTGCACATTTTATTGAGCATTGATTATTATATCCACGAACGTGTATGGTTAAAAATTAACTGGGGACAAACAAATTAACTATGAAATTATTTGATCGTTTTTTCAAGAAAAAACCAGAGCCAAAAGTAGAAGTACCTAAACCAGCGATTTCTAAAAAGAAAACGGCCAAAGAACTTGCAACCGAACGTGATGAGCCTTACATTGCTATACTCAGTATGGATATTGATCCCAACAATATCAATCAAGGAGCATTTGAGTTAGATTGGAACGAGAAGTTTATATCTAATTTGGTACGTGCAGGGTACATGATGAAAAAAGAGGATACCGATTCTGACATTGTTGATCGTTGGTTTCAAAACGTATGTCGTAACGTAGTGTTAGAAACCTATGAACAAGAACAAGCAATGAATCCACAACGCTATGTTCGCAGCAAAGACATCGGTGACGGACGCAGTGAGGTTAGTTAAATGAAAATTACAAAAATACCCGGACTTGGTAGCCGAGGAATCTACATCGATGATGTGGATCTCAATCACATCAGTGATGAGGAGTGGCAGGAGATTGGCCATCTCTACATGAAGAACCTAGTGACCATTTTACGCAATGTCACTGTGACCAAAGAGCGATATCCTGAGTTGATGGCCAAGTGGGGCCAACAACGTGTGCCCACTGGTATGGGACAACGATTCAAACAAAAATACGGACATGGTGTCAAGGACATATTTCAACTTGCCAAAACCAATCCAGAACTACTTGATGCTCAAGATCAGCTATGGATCAAATCCATTGAAGAGGCCACTGAAAGAACCAGCAATGGTTATGTGATGATGAAAGTAGCT